TTAAATTATAAATTTATCTTCATTTTCATGCTTAGAGATATAATTGGAATAATCTATTTCATTTTTCATTGCAATATATTTCGAATAGATAATTTCAAATATATGAGTTTCTTTAGCAATAATTCGGTCAAAATCATTTTTATCTATTACTATAATATATGTATCATCTTTTAATGCAATTTTCTTAATCAATCCCAAAGAATCAGACCAAGTACCCCTACGGGTTACTCCTTCCCAAGCAACCAAAATTCCCATTTTACAATTTGATGTTTTCAGAAGCGAATAAAATTTTCCAACATACGTTACATTTACTTTTCCAGCATAATTTTTACATTCGCATAAAAAAAGACTCACCAAAGCAAGGAAAAGCATTATTAACTCCTGCTAACCTAGCTTCTTGCGTCCAGTTGAGTTGCAAATCAATTTCATTTGTACTAGTTCTGCAATTTCTACGACATTCTAATAATTTTGAATTTCCTTTATGGAATACTATATTGGTCAAATCCTCCAACCATTTTCCTTTTACTGATTTATTCCCTTTTTCATTTTTTTATTTTATAATATACTTCATTTAATGCAGTGTAATTTTTATTATCTAATTGTAAAAGTCTTGAATTACTCCTACCAGTTATTTCAATAAGTTTAAATAAGTTCAAATCATTTTCTTCAAAAAAACTTTTCAGCCTTACTTAAGATTTCGTTATCATTTTTCTCTTTCATCTACAGCACCTTATAAATTACCAGTGCATGTTTCAATGGATGTAAAATTTCCTCATCACAATTCAAACAGTATAACTCTTCTGGAATCTCCTCCACCGTCTTGAAGCACTGCCCAGTAAAACGTTTGCATTTTGGACAATAAATTTCTAACCATTGTTCTACTAATCCAATTTCAACACACAGTTCCAAAATTTCATATACCGCTTTTATATCTATCTTCAACTCTCTATGCATTGCACTTGGGTATATATATTGTGTTGATTTATATTTTCCCAAAAACCCTATGATTAGATCAGTATTATATTTCTTCTCCTCTAACAAAGGAGCTACTTTTACAAAGATATTCGATAGCATCATTCATTCGCTCCATTCCTAAATCTTTACAACTTCCCGTTATATGTTGCAACAATGTATACTTATGATTTAAATAATCAAAAGTTACTTTTACTATATAGCTTTGAGATTCTACAGGTTTGATCCATTTAATATATATATATGGATATCTTGCTGTAGCTTCCTTATCTTCAAGATATTGTAACAATAATTGTTTTACTTCTTCCGCTTCATTAAATAACTCTTTATTTTCATCTATTAATTCTCTAATTTCTCCTATAAACGGCAACACATAATCTGTGTTTTCCGATGACGTCAACTCAGCCGAACCACCTGAACTCATTTCCATCATTTGTTTATACATTTTTACCGATTCATTTTTCTTATCATTTATAACATCAATTGCATTACTGTGTTCACTGATAAATAAATCTAATTCTAATTCTTTTTTTAACCAATCAATACAGTCATTAACGATGCTTTCATATAGTTCACTATTAAAAGATGCGTTATACTTTGTTGAATCATAGCGAATCTCCAAACAGCTATTCTTTATATCAAAGTATACTATTACTGGATAACGATAATCAATTCTCTCAAATGGCTCAGGAATTAAAAATGATTTTTGTAACACGAACTTTATAAATACTTTATTTTCTTCAATCATATATATAGGTACAGAACTGTTTAACTCTGTATCTATTATATACTCCGGTGCATAACATTCATCATTAAAGATAATTAATTTTTTTTGCTGTAATCTTTCAATAAGCGTTGTTTTATCTTTAATTTCATAAAATAAAGGTACTGAATATTTATATAATTTAATAAACTCCCACTTCTCATAAAAACCGATAAATTTTTCATCAGAAGAAGTCCTTGATATAATCCCCTGAGTATCTCTCTTTGATTCAAAATATGTTATTTCATCAGAGTCAAATAATCTCCTTTGTTCCTCAAATGTTATAAGATTCTGTTCTTCCAATAAACTGCATATATATCTCTGTAAATTATTAGAATAACCTAAAATCGTATTTTTATAAAAACTCATAAAGGTTTTTTTATCCATAGGTGATCTCATACTACTCCCTCCGTCTTGCTACCTCTTACTACCTCTCAAGTACAGTATAATACATGTTTTCGTCCTTTACCACACTTTTATGAGATTTTCAAGTGTTTTTATTCAAATCACCATAGAAATGAATGTCAATACAACGCTTACACGGTTAGGCTTCCCATAATTATCTAGCCAAACATTCCTATTTTCTTATTTTTTTTACAATAAAAAATAGACAGGCCCGATAATCCGGAAGCCTGCCTAAATATGATTTTTTTATATAATATGAACAAACGCTTAAAATTCTCCTGGTGCCTGCACCCCACTATCATCGGTCTTATATAATGCGCATTCTAACGGGTGTCCTGCTCTCGGTTCAAAATAATAGTCTTTGCCGTTAATAACTTGCCAGCCTGTTACCGCATATCCATCTGGATTGAAATAATACCAATGATGGTGTATTAGCTGCCAACACGCCTTATAATAGGAAGTATTTGTATCTGCGTACCACCAGCCATTAGCGTCATGATTCCACTCCAAATCATATCTTGGTGTCATTTTTGCGGCAACAGCTTCTTTAAATTTCTGCCATTCCTGCGGTGCATCTACAAACCATTTAGGGCATACCTTTCTTGTCACATCATAATGCCGGATCATGCCCCCATGAAGGGGATCAAGCCCCCATCTAGTACAGAGGTCTGCGCACAACTCTACATACGCATTATACGTCTTTTGATTAAATACCCCGTCCGCCTTTGGGTGACAGGCTTCAATTGACATAGTATAGCTGTTTGCACTATTGGTACACCAAGAGATTTCATCTTCCGGTATTAGCTGAATAATTTCTCCATCTAAGCCGATTATATAATGGCAACTTGCTTTTGTTACCTTTTCTCCTCTGGCTTCTTTTTGTGGTCCTACAGTTCTTAAATTTTCAAAATAATCTCTGTTGTTCTGCGCACTGGTTCCTGGATTTCCTATGTAGTGGCAGGCTATCGCAGTAGTGTTTTTTTTCTTTTCGTTCCTGGCCTGTTATAATTGCTTATATTTATAAACTGTTTGCTAATATTCATAACATCTTCTCCTTTTACAAAGAAATGGCCCAGGATAATCCCAGGCCCTACACTATATTTATTCGGTTTTATCTGCTCCGGCTGATATCAGTTTTTCGGTAACTGCAAGCCCTTTGATCAAAAACTCTGGTACATCGCATCCGTATTCCACAAGATTTTCCAATATGCTCCTGATCTCATTTATTAAGAGTGTCGCAAGCGTAAACCAGCCAAGCAATTCCAGGAAAGATAGGTTTATTCCGAACATATCTTTCCCCAAATTTACAAACAAACTCGGAATTAAAAAAAGATACCGAAACAATGATCCAATATCCTATTTTTTTGGCGATTCCGATAATACCAATACTACTTGATTCTGTATGGTTCTTTCTGGCCTTTGCGTAACCTGTTACATAATCCACTATATTGCAGAATAAATATCCTGCAAACACATACCAATATGTACCGAATAATGCCGTCAGTACTGTTACCGCAGCTCCGACCAGAGCATTGTATTTGTCAATAAATTTCATTCTCATTTGCCTCACTCTTCCTTTAATTTTTCTTCCACTTCGTCATGCCATTTTGGCGGTACTTCTTCCACCGTCATTTTTCCATCTGTAATTCTCATTAAATAAAAAGCCACCATTATTGTGTACCTCCCATCATTCCGGCCAGTTCTCCTATAGCTCCTGCCTGTACTTCCTGTCCTGATTCCACTTTATCCAGACGTTTTTCAATGTCTGTTTTTTCACGCAATGAGATAGTGATGTATAAACCATCTGCTTTTTCTTCCCATGACCCCGGCTGCAGAACAAGATCAGTATAATTTCCTACGGTCGTGCCCTCTCCGGTCTGTACCTTGACGCTTGCAAGGTTTTCTTCCGTCAGCTTTGGCATAATGGAAGCTGCAGCCGTCCAGTCTTTGAAAATCGCAGTAAGCTCAGTAAGCTTGCGCCTGTTTCCAAACTAATTGCAGTTCCATCATTAAGAATCATTTTTTTTCTTTGTTCATATATAATTCCTTTCTGCCTGTTTCCAGGCAATAAAAATAGCCCCATAAGGGACTGGTTTACAAGTTTATTTAATAATGTAAATAGCAATTTAATAGCAGGAACAGCCACAATTCCTGCCGGAGATGGGGGTGTTTTAGTTACATACGGTAAAACATTTTCTGTGGCACCTAAAGTAAGTCTAACTGTTCGAGGTTCAGCTCCAGATGTAATAATATCCGCTAAAATAAGTAACCCATCTACAACCGGATTTGGCATAATCGTTGTTGAAAGTACGGCGGCAGGAATTAAGGTCCCCAATTACCCTATTACAGTCGATTGGATAGCGATTGCAAAATGATCATTTAGGCATCAATGAGTCCAAATATAAGTGTAACGCGAAAAGCTGATGCTAATGAAATATTAAACCCAACCTGTAATGTAGTGTCATCATAACGATGACAATAGGTTACTTGAAAGCCATTTCCAGTATTCCATGATATGCAAGCCATCGGCGCGCAATATTCTGGCATCTTTTTACCTGTGATACCCAACTGTGATAAGCTTATATTAATCCAGTTAGTGCCACCTGAATCAGATGCAGAAAATTGTTTAATTGCTAAGTATTTAGAATCTGCGTTCAACAGGAATTTATTATTTAAATTGCTATTTACCGTAGTAATCTGGTCCTGTAAATTTTTTCCGTATCGAGCGTCAAGGGCAAATCCTTCCACTGTTGTTAACCCATTATTAACAAGGTCACTTTTTAGCATCATATATTGTGCCAAATGAGCATCTAAAGCCTTTAATCCTGCTGTTACAGGATCGCGTGTGCTTTGTAAATCGTTTCTTGTAATCGCTGTTTCTCCAATACTCCCCTGGATAGAGTCAATAAGTGTTTGCAGATAGTCAATTTTCTCCTGCCCTTCATCGACAATGCGCTGCAACACGGTAATATATGGAGCCGCCGGAACTGATTTGTCTGCCAGAGGATCAAAACGACATAGGAAGGTAAATTTATTAGAGGATATTTGTCCATTTGCATATACCAGTTTTACATCTGCCACCACTTTCCCGGGGGATTGCAGCTCATTTCCCTGGAAGACATACGTATATGTCGCCACGTTCTTTGGCATATCCGCCCCCGTCACAATCATTCCATTTGACAGGGTAAACAGTATATAAGCCCGACTTGCATTAGCTATATACTGCCCATCAGCTTTTACGCGGATACTAAACTGTATTTGTCCATAATCACCTTGGGTAAAGGCATATTGTGTCTCCAGTATGGCGTTGTCGTTTGCATTGAGTACTACATCATAATTCATCTTAAACCACCTTTCCAAGTATTACATAAGTTTTAGCCACACGTGCAACAAGTACTTTGTCACCTACCACTGGAGTATAAGATTGCAGGTATTTGTAAGGTTTCTGGCTTGCCATATTCTCGCCAAAAAACCTGATGTATGGCCTACCACCTGTAACATTTTCAACTACGGCCATACGATAAGCCTTTTCTCCTTCAAACAGCTTTTGTAATTCATCAATCTGCTGCCCCGGATTATCCCACATCATAGTTTTATCACCCTCTTTAAAGTGTGTGTCATAGTACCGCCTACGTTTAAGTCCATTTCCCATGCATACTCTATATATTTGTTTCCTACTGCAAGGCTGTTTTCGCCTACATAAATGCAATCACGGTATGAGTGATGCGGCATTAGAGCCGTAGGCAATATAACAGCATCGTAAGTCTGACTTTTTTTCGATTGCAACACGGCGGACCAGATCGTTAAGAGTTGATTGATCAGCTACATCATCTACGCTTTCAATATCAACCACATTACGGCCACGGTTCACAGTCGATATTACACTCCCCGGGCTATCGTTTATATACTCGCTCCTGAGTTCTGCCCCGTCAGGATCATCGGTATACCTCACAAATATATTAGGTACATTATATATGTCAACGCTTTGCTTAGCACCACTTTTTATAATGCTCCTGTCATTAGTTGCATACGATTGCTCTGTGCGGCGGTTAAGAGGCTCAATGTACCTACGGCTTACGGCATATCCTCTATTGTCAAAATGTAGTGGCTCGTAATTGATTGCGGTAAGAAGATCATTGATTATATCTAGTTTGCTGGTGCCTATCTCAAATTCAAGGCCCTTACTTACAGTAAGTGGTGATGTTTCTATGTTCGTCTTTTTTATTCCTGCTGCCACTATAATGCTTCGTATTTGTGTAACGTAGTTTGTACCTTCCGCTATGAACAATCTTGTTGTTACCTTATCCTCTTTTAGAATGGTAGAGTAATCATAACAATCGACCTGTTGCATTACTCCACTGCCTTGTTTCGATCTCTCCGGGCTGCTCATGATGTAAGTGCCAATAGGATATTCAAGCCAACCAGAAGGGGTCTTAAGCCTGAAAAAAAGGACGTATCCTCAAATCAACAGTTTTAAGGTCTACGTCCCCTATTTCTCTTATTGTCAACGAGGCTGTACACATGATTTCCTGAGAACTGTCAAATCTTAGGTTTCCGCTTACATTCTCCAGGTCTTTTAATTTGACTTCATTTTTATCAAGCAATTCGTACCTGAAATTGATAGTCCGGTCAGATTCAAGCATTTTCAACACATCTTCATGAGAGTATGCCGCCTGCGCGAGGCTATACATCAAACCTCACCTCCAAACTGTAATCAATACGGCTTAGTGATATTTCTACGTTTTTTCCGATATTAAACAGGGTATTTTCATAATTGAAACTGCTAATTTCACAACAAAAACATACCTCTGAATTTCTGAACAAATAAATCCCGTTAATCCCATATAATGTTTCTATTTTTTCAGCGTTGGAATTACTAAGATAAAATGAAGTTCCGATTTCTAAGTCTTTATGTATTCCAGATTCTTTTACCGGATATATACGTCCTTCATACTTGATCAACTCGGCTTCATTGGAATGTTTTGTTTTAATGCTGTTAAACCAATCACTATCTGATTTGTAAATTTCAATGTAATCGCCTGGAGTCTTTATTTCCGATAATAGCGCCCCTTTATACTTGATTTTCATGGGCCGTTTTACGCTATCAGCATAACTGCCGTTGTGCGACCTTATAAAGTATTCATACATTTTCCCTGACTTCACAGCATAGTCAATATATGTTAAGCCGCTAAAACGGCCTATGGGTACAAACGTTGTCCCGTCTTCTGAGCGGTAAACAATCTTATCGGCAGCAGTAGACGAAGTAGTAACTAATATTCCACCGCGCGCGGCAGACAGCGTTATATCGGGTGCGGAAGGAATAGCAGCGGATATGGTAAATACCTTTGCGCTTTCATCTGACCATACTCCGTATACGCTACCAATACGCATTTTAACAGTGTATTGACCGTTAGGAAACATCATATTAGGCACGTATGAACTTGTTAATCCACCTGGCCTTTCACCGCTGTCATGTACCAGCATTGCGCCTTGGTATATCCATATTCTGAATATTGCCGTTTCAGCCTCATTACTCCGCCATGCAATTTCTGTAATTGCATCATTTTCATAGTGTCAATAATAGGAGCAGTAGGGCGGCCAGTAAGTTCAAAAGCACCATAAGCATACTCAGATACAGCATTGTTGGCATTGTAAGTTCTTACTCTCCACTCAATAATTCCGGTAGGCATGGAGTTGGTATCAAGCGTGCGGCTTTGCTGTGTAGTAACAATACCTAAAGCCTCTGTCCAAGAAGCGTTCCCCTGTTGCTTCCAACCAAAATCATATTTTGTCTGGCCAGTATCATACATGGAATTATGCTTCCATTGAAATGTCAGAGCATTACCCTTCTCAATCACGTCACCATTCGGATACAGAATAGTCGGAAGATCAGGAACTGCATCGTTATAAGTAATCTCAACATATGGTATGTTCCTGACTCTCTGGAGGCAAATTTCCACCACTCCGTAATTGCTATATTCGTTTCTAAGTCTTGGAGTCCAAAAACAACATCATTTTTCCCAAGCGTATTTGATATTATGCTTGTTATATCCCATGACACCCATACATTTGCACCGGCTACAGTGATAGATGATGTTAATTGTGTCGGCGAATGCGCCATATCACTATCTATATATTGATTCCCTACAATTTTGCCTGTCAACGTATTTACGCTTACTGGTATATCATATTGGGCTGCATCAATTATACATCGCTTGCCTTTTTGTATACAAAATATCTTTAATTCCGCCTTGGTAATCTGTTTGTTTTCCATTTTCGGAATATCAAATTGTATAAATGCAAGCATCGCGTTTGACGTAACCGGGCGATTAACAAGCATATGATCTAATGTACTAAAATTATCATTAGGCGAGGAAAAATATGTGTAAGTATCAGCCTTGCACTGCACTATCTGTGTTGCCATTACATTTTGCTCCTTCCTGCTCTTGCGGCCTGTTTTCCTTGCTGCATGAAATTAACAACATCGTTCAATTCTTTGATATCCCTTGCAGGTATTGTGGCATACAGAATATATGTATCTCCACCTGATGATCTGCGTGTTTCCTCGGCTGTAAGCACTCTCGAACCTCTTGGAATGATTACCCTTTCAGGCCCGTGTTCTCCTATCCAAGCCTCACCGCCCTCTGCATAATCAGTACCAGCAGCATAATGCTGTGTACGCCCTGTCAAGGCAGAACTTTGTATGTTTGATACGCTATTGCCAACAACTGTCATTGTTCTATCAAGTTCGCTTCCTTTTCCAATAATTACCGCAATTACTGCTGCCAGAGCTGCCAAGCTGCCACAACTCCAAAGATCACCATGGCCGTTTGATTTGCTTTAAAGTCAAATCCTGTGAGAAACTTACCAAATTTTCCAAATGTTCCAATGGTACTTTCAACAGCTTTTCCAATACTGACCATTGCTGCAATCATACCGGTAAGCGTTATAATCATTGTTAAAACCGGAGTCGGTATAGCAGATATGGCAGAAAATAATGTTGTGAGAACAGGAAGTAACGCAGCTGCAAAGCTGTTAGCTAATCCTTCTCCAATCGTCTTGGTATCATTCATAGCCTCTTTTAATTGTACGAATTTTTCAATTGATTCTTCGCTTATCACATATCCCATTAAATGGGCTTCCCTCTTTAAGTTCGCTATTTCTCTGGAAGTCATATTCAATATAGGGCCTAAATTTTCTCCAGTTGTTGATAATAGGTCACTGGCTATGGCGTTTCTCTTAGTCACATCTTCCATATTCTGCAAACCTCTAATCACATCATTAAATAATTCATTCTGTGATTTTAGTGCTCCATGAGAATCACGCACATTTACGCCTAGAAGTCGAAAGGTTTTTGCTGTGTCACTGGTCTTGTCAGTTGCATCAAGAGCCTTTTCTGCAAGGGCCGCAATGTCTCCAGTCATGCTTTCAGCATCACTTCCTACCAATTTCATAATATAATCCCATTCTTGGTATTGGTCTGTTGTCATTCCCATTCTCTGCGATACAATACTTATCTCTTTAGCGTGGTCTGCGGTGCCTAGCGTAAGTGAACCAAGCGCCGTAACCATTGTACCTATAGTAAGAATAGCTTTCCCTACATTAGCATCTACATCGTCGAATTTTTCTGCGAATTTTTCAACAGCTGGGCTTGCACTTAACCCAATAAAGTCGGAAACTTCACGTAATGCATCACCAAAAGACCGGTTTTCATCAGAAGTATCTTCAATTTGATCTTCTGTATCTTTCAATGCACCTTCAAGCTTTAATAAGGTTGTTCTTTCGTTCAGCAGTGCCTTATCTGCTTGATCGGCTGCTTTTGATTCATAACCATGAGCAGTTACAATCTTATCATAAGATTTTGCGGTTTCCTCGACCTTTTTTCTTTTGCAGTTCTATCTTTTGTCTTAGTATATCTTGCTGGATACCAAGTTTATCAGTTGAATCACCGTATAAATCAGCTTCGGCAGTAGCCCTCTTAAATTCAGCATCAAGGAGGCCCATTTTCCTGTTGATTTCTGTAATCCCACCCGAAAACTCAGAATAATCCATGCCGATTACAATTGTTTTTTTGTACTGGCTATTCATAAGAAACCTTCGACCTCCTTCATGCTTGTAATCGTAGTTACCTCTCTGCTTCTGTCGTTATTTCCCGTGGTGAAATAACGAGGTGTGTATGGTTCGTTGTTCATGATACTTGATTTCAACAATGCTTCATCATTCGCTATGTCAATCATTTTTACTACTTTTTCAAGGGAACTGGATAAAAATTCATCTTCAGATCGGTGTAGCTGGAAGCAATACCTATAAAACAGCAAATCAAAATCTATAATCAACGATTCGCTGTTTATTTCGCAAGATTCATTAACATCTGTGCCAGGATTTTTTTTTCGCTTCGTCAAGTAATTCGCTTTCCGCAGTTGCTCCGGCAGATTCGGTATAAGCTTCTATGATTTCATTTAGGCTTGATGGGTTCATTGTCAGGGCCAATGCTCGGGCCTCTTCTATGGTAAAGTTCGGATCATTGGCTTTAATTCCACCATATAGAACAACCGAACCGAATTCAAGAATAGAGTTTTTCTTACTTTTTCTTTTCAATAATTCCTGCTGCATATACCCGACAGCTTTCATGTTGAATGTGGCAATCAACTCTTTATCATTAAACTCTATACATATTTCTTCCGCCGGCAGTGCCGTTATTTTTCTTGCCATGGTTTACCTCCTAAGGTGTCTCTGGCTTTTTAGGATAAGTGACCGGACCGGACTCAAAAAAAGGCAGCCGCCTGGGCTGCTGTGTAATCCGTATTTGCTGTATCACCAAAAAATCTTATTTGACTGTCTGATTCACGTGGGATAAAATTAATTGTGGTTGAATCAGTGGAGAAGTTTACGTTATCTGTAGACTGCTGAATAGTCTGGTTCCCTGGCTGTGCCTTGCCTTTGAGTAACCAAACCTGTTCTTTTGTTCCGCCAAGCTGATCAACTTCATATCCCATGGCAATGTCCGGCGGCTGATCTCCTGATTTTTCAATGACCACCCCATCAATTATCGTATTTCCCATGATTTCGGCTCTGGTCTCTGCAAAGACTTTGTTTGTGTCTACCGCAACCGCAATTCCTTTAAGTAATCCCACATCTTCCTCTTTGTTTCCGTCACCATAAAGCGTACCTGTTGCAACCTGCGGGGTGAGTTGTATCTGCATGGCCTTTCCAAATGGTTTCACTGGTCCGTATGTAGTCCCTTCTGCTGCGTCTGTAAGCACTAAGCAGTAGACAAGTCTAGCTACATTTATTCTATTCGACTTTTTAGACGACATCTGTATCCTCCTTCATATGCTTAAAATTAATCATTCCACGCCATGACTTTCCGTTAGTATCATAGGAATAAGTCACGTTTGGGAAAGTGTTATACTTTATACCAATCAGAGACTTTTTTTAAGAGTCCAGTTTTATTTATTACGTCCTCCCTGGCCTTGCCCCATATATTAATCTCGTAAGTTTCTGATTCTTCCGTCACCTCACCGTCTCCAGATAACTCCGGTTCTTCGAATAATTTATACCATGTAGCACAAGGTGGTAAAATCGGTTGAGATAATTCTATTACGGGGATATTTAATACGGTTTTAATAATATTTTCTATATCCATTACTGCATCACCTTTTTCATCATATCATTGATCGCTGCTTCGATATCTCCCTCTGATGCCTGTAAGGCGCGTTCCATGAATTTTAAGCCAGGAACAAAGGTTTTCCCATCTCTGGCTATATGACCATCATTAGCCAGATGCCACTTATAACCGGTATACTTTCCGCCCTTGACGCTGACATAAAGGGCACCTTGCTTATTTTTCTTGACAGTGAATCTTACATCATCTTTCATATGGACATATGGACGGGTGCCGTCATAATTTTTTTGGTTCAATATCAAGTAGTGATTCAATATCACTGCTATGTAGATACCTGACAACGTTCTTTTTTTATCGCAGCCCCGGCTTTACTCAAGACCTTTCGTTCTTCTGCTTGCATTTCCTTTGGAAGGTCTTTAAGCATCTGGTCAATATAAGAGATTTCTTCCTTGTAATCAATTGCAACCCTCATATACTCACCCCACAGTCAAAGATAATGTTGATTCATCTTTTTGGAATGTTCTCAAAATGTTGTATCTGGCTCCTTTGTATACCACCTGCTGCGGACTAACCAGTTCTTCATCTTTAAGAATTGACGCATTTTCAAAATCCTCAGGATCAATCTCTAAAGAGAGTTTAGGAGATAACCCAACGGCATAAGCCTGATAAAATTCGCTTCTAGTACAAGATGCCTTATTACAGAATACTTCTATTTCAGTCGGATCAACTTCGCTTCCAATCGCTGTGAGAGCGACCAGTATACATACTTCATTCCTCATGGTGTTACCTCCTCTCCTTTGTACTCGCTGGCAAGCGACATAGCTATCTTGGTCGCTTCATAGGATTGCCTGTACCTGTCAGCTTCGCCGTTATAGTTCATCTGCCACCTTAGATATAGTCTTAGAGCAGCCAAAGCAAGCATATCCCCGGTTGGTATGGTGTTAACTCCCCCCATACTCAAATCCGTAAGATATGCCTCTTTCAGCATTTCTAATTCGTCATCCAGTTTCGTGTGGCTGATTCTAACCATACTGCGCATTTCTTCTTTTGATACAGTTATGGTCAGCATATAACCACCCCTTTATTATGCTGATTTCTTAGTTACGGTGACCAGAGAATTCTTGTCAATCGTCTTTCCATCACAGATCATAACAGCCTTAGTCACCTGATCCTCAGTATCATTGTCCTCGTATGACTTAATGGTCATGTTATAGTTTGTATTGAACATATAATCGGACCAGTCAAACAGGAATGCCACCACTGTATCAGATGTGATTGTAGTACCAAGGCTTGTCATATAATCATTCAAAACCACGCGCCTACCAAGCAATGATCTTTCCGGCTGCCCGTTAATTCCATAGTTTACCCTGGCAATCGGCTGCTTATTGCTATCAACCATTCCAATAAACTTCATGAATGTTTTCTTAGTCATGTTCCAAACGGCACCGTTTTCATATGCCAGTGGAAGCGCGGCTTCTGCGTCAACAAGCGTCTGATATGTAGGATCGTTTGCCGCTGCAACTTCGATGTTCTGACTAGTTTCAACAGTTTCAGTTAATACACCTTTCGGCTGACCGGTTCCAGTACCAGAGATAAAAGCAATTTCTTGGGCCTTTACCATTGCCTCTGATACATTGTTTACAAACGTTGTTTCAAACACCTGCAGAGACATTACAGAGGTTTCAAGTGTCATTGAAATTGCACATCTCAGCTTATAGCCTTTAATGTCAATCTGCCCGGTTGTCTTTTTCTGCTTATCAGAGGTCCCCCCCTCAGCAACCCATGTGGCTACAGGTTTAACCGTGGAAGTCGGGACCGTTGCCCCGGCTGCGAAAGTAGTTTTTGTAACAAGCGGAAGGATCATTCCGATTGACTCCATCTTTTCGACGATCCGGTTGATAACAATAGGCGAAATTACCGCTCCTACGTCCGTTGTCTTGGTTGTGGTAGACGCATTCCTAAATTTATCCGGGATAGCCTTTCCGCTGACCACATAATTCATGAATGCTCTTCTGTATTCCACCGAATCATAAATATCTTCCTGATCTGATTCAGCAGCAGGAGTAACAGATGGAATTGTTCCAGCGCCCGAAAGATTTATGATCTGGGGAATTTCTCCCAGAGCTTTAAGGTTAGCTTCCGCTTTTGCTTCGTTTGAAAACTGTTCATCGAGTTTTCCAACCGCATCAATTTTGGCATTGGCTTCATCTACCTTTCCGGCATTAATAAGCTCCTGCGCTTCGTTTTTCATTGCTTCTCTTTTTGCAACATACTCTTCTCTTTTCATTAAAAATCTCCTTTCAAATTAAGCAGGCGTAATCTGGCCTCTGCTTTTTGCTTTTCTAAATTTTCTGCATTAAAAAAAATCCGTGGCATTATTGCCCGGACCTTTAATGAGATTCCTTATTTTTTCAATTGTTTCTGGCGGAATTCCACCGATAGAGTTTGTAAGCGGTATACGGCTGTCTTGGAACATTACCTTATCCACAAATCCATAGTCAACCGCCTGCTGCGCAGATAACCATGTTTCCTTATCCATCATTTCAAGCAATTCCTCTTTTGACATACCAGTTTTATCTACGTAAGCATTTACAATAGATTCATCTGCAGCCCTAAGCACCTCTCCTTGATGCTCCATGGCTCTATGATTTCCACTGGCGCGGCTTGATACCTTATGTATCATAAACATGGCTGTTGGGCTTATCTCTGATTCTCCCGCCTGCGCTATGACCGATGCTGCCGACCCAGCAAGCCCCACAATACGGATCTTTTTATTTCCATTGTAAGACCGCAAAGCCGTATAAATTTCTGATCCAGCAAAAATCTCACCTCCAGGGCTGTTGATTTCAACCTCAATTTCTTCTCCGTTGGCTTCTGCGATTTGTTTTACTATGGCTTGTGGCGATGTGTGTTCAATTCCAAGCCACTCATAAATCCTGGCGTTACTATTTCCCACGATCTCGCCTTTCACATCAATCTTTTTCGGCACTCTTCTCACCACCTTTCAACAAAGCATAAATTGCTGCCTTTGTCTCTGCTATGTTATCGAGTTGCATATTAGATAAAAGGTTTGTGACCTTATCTATTGTTTGTGTGTCCAGTCTACGCAACGGCTTATCACCGTCAGCAACCGGGCTGAGATTGAATGTTTCACGCCATTCGTTTGGAGTAAGTGCTCCACGGTCCACCATGGCTTGTAGAGCAAGCTTAGTAGAAAGGCTGGCACATTGCAGATTAGAAGCATCAAAGTATATACTGTTACCAAATCCACGCTCACGGCGATTAAACAGCTTCCTGGTATATTCTGCTGATAATTGCAGTGCATCAGGCTCTACTACAATTTCAAAATAACTATTCCATTCATCTTCGGTATAATTCGAATGTACAATTTTGTCATTTGTGTTAAAGAAGGCATATAGGCGTTCTTTTGTGTTGCTCATTTGCAGAGCATTTGGGACGTAGTCTTTTGGTTCAATTCTTATAACATCTGCTTTTGCGTCTACTCCAGCAGCCCCAAACGTAGTGCTAGATATATTCAAGTAATTATCAACAAACTCCTGCACATTCTTCTTTAAATCTTCCGGTCGCATTGGCGTGGTATATTTTAGCAACCATCTTATTACACTGCTGTTTTTTATTGCATTTATTATACCTTGGTCAGTAGTTGTAATAATATCCATGATTTGCTTAAGCGGAGCTTCCGGAGACTCCCCAAAAACATCGTTGTCGTTGAAATCCTTACGCAGGTGTATTACTTCAGTATAAGGGAATGTCAATGTATTGCCATTGATAAAATAGAATTTTAAATTAAGGTCCCCTCCTTCGTATTTAGCCTCTACCCCCGCTGCTGGTATCGGGTAAAGCTGCTGCGGTATTCCATTTTCATCTCTTACAATTAGGATAAAAGCATTATTATTTAATGCTAACTGCGTTGCAACTTTCTCCTGCATTATCTGCCCGGACATTAAAGGATTCGGTTCTTCTAACAAAAAACGCATATATACATCAGGATTAACATTTATTGATCCGTTAAAGTTGCGTATATGCTTAGCTTTTAACTTTCCTATTGCCTTGGAATATGGTCTTACACACGCTCTAACCATGTCGGACTGAAATAGTTTACCATTCCATGCGAAAAATCCATTTCCTTGCTCTGTAATCATTTTAAAAGCAGATTGCATGGCAACGTTGTTAAGTACCATTTTTATTTTTGCACCAATTCCCAAGTTTTACCTCCTTCCTATATGATACTTTGGTATTCAAGCATCTTGTCTTGCAGTATCTTGTACGCATCAATTAGGGCAAGAGTACCATCAATTCTCTGTCTTGTATCAGTTCCTTTTATTGGCTGTATGTTTCCGTTAATATCGGTTTTTATGTATGTATTATAAAAACACCACTTATCAATTTTATTATTGTTATAAATGATTTTCTTTCCTTGAAGATCTGCTTTAAGTTCTTTCATTGGTTGGCTTAAAGTTATCACACCTTGCCTTACTGGAATCATTGACTTTTCCCCAAATTCAGACTTGAATTCTGTCAATAGAGAATCATCTATATGCCACGGATCGTAGCCAATATAAAGTATGTATAAATCTTCTTGATCTCTTAATTCACAAAACCAGTCTAACATTACCCTTTTATTTACCTTGTTACCTTCTACAGATCTTAGTATCCCCTCATCTTTCCATAACTGATAAGGAATGTTATCTCTACCCTTTCTATCACCTAAAAGTTCTTGTTTATCTAAAACAGATTGTGGAATCCAATACATTTGTTTAACATATATTTTATCATCATTTGGTTTCATGCAAATCGCCTTTGCAGCACTTAGATCCACAGAATCAGCAGCATCCATTCCTCCGATTGCATACCGGAATTTATAATTAAATGTTTCCTCGTTTTCAAAGTCCTCATATCGTAGCCACGCCGCTTCTGAGGTTTGCTTTATATTAAAGTCTTTTACAAGGACAGTTGGTTTAAAAGAATTGTCGTCTTTTGCTTTTTGTACCATCTGCCGCAGGTAGTCATAGCTTTTTATCGTGCCAAGTCCTGGATTTGCTTTTATCCAGCACTCTTCTTTATCCCACTCGTTGATATGGTCCAATTCGTAGATAAATGGAAGAAATCTTTTGTTGTCCGCTTTCCCGTCAATGATATCGCCTGCATATTTGTATTGGCTGTCAAATATTCCTTCCCGTACAAATCCATTTGTTGTAATGCAAAAAAAGGAGCGGTTGTGCCCTCGCTCCCATGGATTGTTTTACCAGATCATAAATATCTCTGTTTTTGATTGCTGCCAATTCATCGATAACTCCGCAATGAGTGTCCAAGCCGTCAAGGCTATTTGCGTTACTTGCAAGTGCCTTTATAAAGCCCATATTAATCTTGCAATAGAGATCGGCCGCCCTTTTCCTGATATGCTTTCTCAAAAGTGGGGATTGCATCCTCATTTTGTCGGCTGCGGTAAAACCAAGCTTCGCCTGATCCAGCATTGTTGCCACATTGTAAATCTGTGGTGATCCTTCTTGGTCATTTACCAGCATGTCTAACTCAATGGCTGCGGTTTCGGTGGTTTTCCCATTCTTACGTCCTTCAATGATTAAAACCTCGTTGTATTGCCTGATATCGTTATCATCAACAAAACCGAATATGGCTTGTAATCTGGCTTTCTGAAATAATTCAAGTTTCAAAGGCGTTCCAAGTTTTCCGGTCGGTAACTTGCAGAACTTTTCAATGAATGTGGTGTGTCGACTTGCAATATCATAATCAAAATGGAACTCTCCCGGATTTAAATACTGTTCAAGTAATCGATCCGATATTCTTTTCATTTTATCGCAAGCAGTTATTTTCCCGTCTGCAATTTGAGTAAAATATGATTCAAATTCCGTCAATGTTTACCACCGCCCACGAATTCAAGTAGCTCGTCAACATCTTCTTTCCCCTCTGGCAGAAGATCGGTAAGCTGCTTTATGATTTTTTGGTATGAGGTATTCATTGTGTTATACAGGTCAGCCACCGGGCGCTTGCGATCATATGGTTCCTGTTTATCCCCCTGGGAGAATCTTTCAACGAATCCATTCGCGTCAAGGTCTTCTTCGAACTCTTCAAGGCTGGCACGCATAAAAGCAGCGCGCCTTATCAGACCTTCAACTGTTCTTTTTTTATTTTCGTCCAGATTTTTGAAAATCCTCTTAAGTTTGTTTTCCTCTTTCTTAATCCTCTCAGCTTTATCCATCTTTCATCATCTCCTTTCATTGGGGAGGGGGTACTGTAAAATCTCATGCGTAAAATTTGAGGTTGGGGACTCGGTGAAATCAAAACAACCCCCATTTTGTTTTAAGGGGGGGCCTATGGTTTCTTTTCATAACGGAATCGTCTGGTTTTATTTTTATTTTTCTGCAATTTTATTACTTTATCAAACGGATTCGTCCTCCTTTTCCTTCACTATCGGTATAGGGTTCCCTTCTGCATCAAACGTGCAACGGCTTTGACTATCCTTCCGCTGTATGAAGTGCCCTTCTTCCCTGTCATGGCATTGCTTACATACATACTCCAGCTTATCATGATTAAGTGATACATCTGGATCGTTTATGTTATCTGGTGTAAGCATTACAGTATGATGTACCATGTATCCTAATCTCTCACGGCATTTCTCACACAGTCCACCATCAATGGCAATGCGCTTCGCTATGTACGCCTTGCGGCATCTACGCCACGGCATACCGTCATAGAATGCTCTGGCGAATTCTTTAGCCATGTCTCACTCCCTCCTGCGCTTATGCAATATAAAAAGCACCAAGACTATTGCCTCAGTGCTTAATGGTTAATGTAATATTACGCTTTCAAACGATGTGCTATTTCCAGGCTCTGCAACGTTTATTCCGTCTTCGTCGTAATAATATACGCTTACTCTTTCTATATCCTTAATTGCTTTGTATTTCCAGCTTATTCCCGTCAAAGCCGTATTTATGTCCTTGCAAAAAACCATTTTATCTCTTTCAGATGCATTATACCATGGATCGCCTTTTACTGTGATTTTGTATTGGCGCTCACTTACGGCCTTTATATCTGTAACATTGTCGTATTTGTAAACGTATTCGCACATCTCTGTAACCATTGCTTCGTAGTCCACTTTAGGTTTTAATGCATGAAATATAATTACTACACTTACAATTATGATTGCTGCGAATACAAATATAAATAATAAATAAACCTTTTTCTTCTTTTCATCATTCATAGCAAATCCCTCCTTATGCTACCAGTATATACCATCTTCGCTTAAAAGAAAACACCCATCGTTCAAATTACGACAGGTGTTTTTCCCGGAGGGCATGAAGTATGAAATATCCACTTACAAGGGGAGGAAGTAAGCGTGCAAACGGTACTTTTTACCTTTTGCATGATATCATAATATCACGGAAGTGCCCCCTTCTAGTTCCCCACTTTTTCAAATTTTATCTTCTTTGTGCTAAAAGATAAAAGAAATATCTCCTTGAATCATAAAATTTTGTTCGTGACAATGGAACCGGCATAAATTCATATGGTATTCCCTCTGTCACATTTTTTATAAGCCATAGATAAATTTCTGAATCTGCTTCCATTGCCGTTTGCTCTATTAAATCGATATCTTTTTTCAGGATTGAATTTCTGATTGCCGTCTTTTCCGTAGGGTTCCCCGGTAAGTTTCCTTTTGGTAACCCATCACTTGAAACGGAACCTAATCCATAATTTTTATGTAGTTCTTGCCTTTTCTCACCATATTGCATACAGAAATATTTTAATTCATTATACTTTGCACGCGAGATATTATAATCACTTAATTTAATATCCCGTTTTCTTACAGGTGATTCTACCATAATACCTCCTTATCCTGCTGCCGTGCCTGCCTTTTGGCAGGCTATATTTGCATCTGTTCAAACTGTTTCTGTAAATCATCTAAGGCTTTCCATTTGTTTTGTGCCGTTGCCCTTACCTTATCATCATGGCTTAATGCTACTATATCGCTATACCGTTGTTTTTCATTGTCGATAATATCCATATGCCTTTTTCCTATATTCTCGTCCTTTTCAAGTTCAGCCGCTTTCGTTCTGTAATATTCATTCTCGTTTCTCATTTCCGCAGCATTCATATTACCAAGCCTCACTTTCTCATAGTTTTATGTATCCTAAATATTGGTGCATATTTCGCTTCCCTTCTATCAGGATCAGGACAAATGCAAGTAAATAAATATGGTGGATCTGCTGCACTTCCCGTCTTAGGCGGTGGAGCCTTGATTGCCATTGCAATTTCAGCCTGTAAAGCCTTTTCCCTTCTTGCCTTTTCCCTTCTTGCCTTTTCCTCTCTATTTTCTTTTGATGTTTTTCTGCTCATGTATTCCTTTCTGGTCCTGCTGCCATCAGCAACCTTACTCCTGAAAATATTCGTTTACCTAAACAATATCCATACTGATTTGCACACTTGCATTTCTGGAATCTGCTAAGTTGCAATATTTAGGATTAATCTCAATCCCTATGTAATTTCGGTTATATTTTTGTGCAGCAGCTCCCGTGGTCCCCGAGCCAAAGAAAGGATCTAATACAATGCCATCTTTGGGGCAGCCTGCTAAAATACAAGGTTCAATCAAATCTTGGGGGAATGTTGCGAAATGAGCACCCTTATACGGTTTCGTTGTCACGCTCCATACATCACGCTTATTTCGTTTCGGTCTATATTCATAAGCATTCCCTGATTTGGTCCGAAAGAATGTTTCAGGATCCTCGGTATATTTTTTCCCCCCGAAACGTGGCGATTTTGCTTTCATGTTTCCATTTGTTTTCCCTGGCAGAACGCCGCCCTTTTGCTCCTGGATATTTTGAGATAACCGTTTTGTCGTGCTCTCGGTTACATCTTCCGCAATGGATTCCGCATCATAATAATACTTAGGAGATTTTGATAGGAGAAATATATATTCGTGGGACTTAGTGCACCTGTCTGTAACACTCTCCGGCATTGGGTTTGGTTTATGCCATATAATATCCTGCCTTAAATACCAGCCATCAGCCCGTAATGAGAAAGCAAGCAGCCAAGGTATTCCGATTAAATCTTTTTGTTTCAATCCCGAATCCTTCATTTTGCATATGCTTTCATACCGTCCATTTTTAGGATTGCTTTGTTGCTGCTGATTAAATATAATATTTTTAACAGGGTTCTTTCTGTCCCCTCCTGTCCCTACATAACTATCGCCAATATTAACCCAAAGCGTCCCATCATCTTTTAGAACTCGCCTTACTTCCCTGAATACTTCCGTCAACCTGTCTATGTATTGTTCTGGTGTCTCTTCCATTCCGATCTGCCCGTCAATACCGTAATCCCTTAGCCTGAAATAAGGTGGTGATGTAATACAACAATTTACGGATTGTTCCGGAAAAGTTTTTAAAACGTCCAGGCAATCACCTGTATATGTTTTATTTATTTCCAGCGGCCGCATTTCTATCTGACCATCACACTTATAATTATCAAATACTTCTAATCCCATTTTCGAAAGGAGCCAGGTACCTTATCGTCCGGACGGCTCCGGCCTCCTTTCTTAATCAATCAAATCCTAATTTTGCGACTTACGATCTCCCCATAATATTTTTGCGATTTCAATCTTTTTCTTTAGTTCCTTAACTTCTTTGTTTGCATAAGTGAGGGAATAAGAATGTTCTCTTTCTATCGAACCGTCCTTTAAACCTTTGTGATAAGCAATTGCTTTTTCAAGCCTATCTGAAAAATATTCGATACTTTCGGGCATAGCCAGAGTTATTTCTTGCGCCTTGTTTTCCCAATATTCAGCCTTATGCTGTGCACTCTCTGCCTTTTCAAAGTGTTCAACGCTCTTCTCCATTCGCCTCCAGTTTCGGTCAAGAAGAGCACGGTGACGCTTCTCGCTGTGATGCCCTACTTTGATAGGCTCACCTAAAGATAAGAATTCTTTTCCTTCATTGGAAGCTTTAATATATTCATTGCTTTTAACATTATGATTTACTGCACTATTCGCATATCGTTCTGCTCTTCTTTGTGCATATGACTGATCTTCAATACGCACAATAGAATAAAAATACTTCTCATCATTTTTTTGCAATTAAGTTGTAAACCTCACACTCAATTTCTTTTCCATATTTGGTTTCAAGTTCAATGATTTCTCCCTTTTCATATTCTTCGTCACATTCTGCTACCCACACATTCGGGTAATATTTTTTTAAATTTATTCATTTTCATTCTCCTTTAAACTTTGGTTTAAGGCATAAAGCCCCTGAAAATATCCATCAGTTTCTTGTCGTTCTCATAACATTGCTTTGCTCTCTGGCAGGGCTGATCACACTTGAAGTACTCAGGTCGGCTCTTTTCAGCCTTGTCGCAATGCTCACATGGTTTATTCATTCTTCGTTCCCTTCCTGCTGCCCTGGCAGTTTGTTCGATGATGTTCCTAACATGAAACTCACTGGGTTCCACTTGTCTCCCTCTTGCTGCCCTGGCAGATCATGTGTATATGCGCTTCCTGCGGCTCTGATGTAATCACATTTTCCGCCGATAAAATAAAGAGTCCATCCGGTTCGTATTCTTCGTTTTCCCAGTCTTTTTCGAATCTTTCCCGATCATCAATATAGCAGCCCATCATACTGTCCTGTTCCCTCATATATGAATACTCTTTATCTTTATTGGCATCTTGCAGACAAAGGAATGTATATGTTCCGTCCCTTGTGTAGTGGTCAACAACAAGGGCTTTTTCTCCGTCCATATACTCTGCTATGGATTTCCATAATTCATAGTCCGTTAACTTTTGATCATAATTATCAAACATTCCTGCGGTTTTAAGTATCACTTCTCTGATCATTGATATCTCCTTTTCTATCTAATCCGGTCGGCAACTATCGCAGTAAAAACCATATATTTCTTCTGGGAAATTTCCGTCAATTTCTTCCCCGTCCTTAATCACAGTGCTTTCCTCGTTGATACAAGTCCCTTCGTTGTCGCTGTCATAAATATCTTTGCATTCCCGGCACATTTCGTAATTATCCGGCAGTATCCCTAATTCTTCCTGAAGGTAATAGATCACGCTGAACGCCTCTTCTGGTGTCAGATTCAGCGAATGCACAAACTCAATATCAGTAGGACAGCTTTTCCCTTGTAGCCAGTTGTGAAATTCCTGTACCTGTTCTAAGGTTGTATCACTGATTTCAATAGATCCATTTGATTTTTCCATGTATCTCCTTCCTCCATTAAACCCGCGTTTAGTTTTCCTTTTTCATAAAGCTACCTACGAGCCTATAGAATTCCTTTTCGCACTCTTTGCAAAGATCGACCCTTTTTAGATCCTCATAATCTACATGGCGAGGATAATTTACAAACCCATTTCTATTTTCTTCCGGCCATTCTTTTCCGCACCTGTCACATGAGAATATTCTTTTCGTTCCCATTGTCGGCTCCTTTCTGAACCCGCGTTTACCCCTCCGGTTGTAACGGCTTTACAGTTATTCCGTTTACCTCTACATTTTCATTGACTCCGATCACAATACACGGCCTGCCGTCAATCATGCGTGATTCTACCAAATATGTCTTATCCGGTTTTACCTTTATGCTTACATCAAAAGTTTTGATTTCAAAATTCTTTTGATTTGTAATATTTGTAAGAAGGAATTCCGGTTGTTGCGCTTCAAATCCTTCATACCGCTTTTCAAATTCTTTCAACTTTTCTTCATCAGCCCATTATTCTCCAGAATCTTCTTGATCTGCTCAGGCTTAAGAGTAAACTGCTCCGTTTCGTTTTTTGACTCTTCCAATAATTCATGAAAATTATCATGGATACTTTTTACAGTCTCAAAGCTACAGTTATCTCCCATTACTTCTTCTACAATCGCCTGGAATGTTTCTGCTTGACTCTTGGCAGACATTGGCCTTACGCAACCAAGTGTTTCATTGATGAATCGTTCCGGCATCTGCTCCGGGTTTTTGGCATAGAATAACAGGCTATGAATATCTGTGTTCCTATCATTAAAAGCCGGAAATATAAATCCTGTGTCAGGTGTTTCCACAAGCCAGTCACGATTCCTGTTTTCTATTGCATTGGCTTCTGTGTTATAATACAGTCCAGCTTTTGACAGTTTTACCGGGCATATGATACACTGAATGAATTCATAAACAAAATCTGATGCATCGTACATTTCCAGTCCGTCTGCTGATTTTCCAGGAATGTCATAAGCACAATGAATCAGGATTATGTAATAGTTCTCACCGTAATCATAACTTTGGATCACCTTATCATAGAATTTTTCTACCAAATATTCATTTTTTAGTCCTTCTTCTCTAAGCCCAAGAAGTAGTTCCTGTGTTCCCCCCTCTCCTTCTGCTTCCAAAGGAAATTCCATATTAAGCAAGTTTTTTCCTATGGTCCCGGACATAGCACTTTTGAAAATATTGAAATACTTAAAAGCCTCCGCTTCTGGAAGTGATAAAAAAGCCTCTTTTAACTCTGTTCTCCGGTTCTTCTCCGCATCTACGTAGCAACCACATATCCGGCTGATTGCGCAATTTGCAGGAGTAAATAACTTTTTAATCTCGCTTATCTCTTTTTTGTTCATGTTCACTTATCCTTCCTGCTGCCTCCCGGCAGCTTCATTAAACTGTTGCTTTATTGATTAAGGCTGCACAAAAATCCTGCTGCCTGATTATTTTTGTGGAAGAGGGGCTTCTATGCCCCTCGCAATGTCGTGACACATTGATTCCTTTTTTCCGTTATACTTATACGCTTACAAAAGATTGGTTGACGAGTTACTACAAACCGGTTTGTTTTCGTGGTTGCTTCGGGAGCTGCGCCCTATCCCTAATGAGAATTTATATTAAGCCCCAACGCTCATATATCTGTTATGCACTTGCCTTAGATGTACCTGATTGGCTGCTGCATAGAATCCAAGCGTTGTAGACGGGTCCTTGTGTCCAAGGATCTGCTGAATATCTTCGATAGCACAATCCTTCATTCTTAACGTTGTTGCCATTGTCTTACGGAATAGGTGAGGATAAACTCGGCGTTTTAATCCTGCCTTTTCTCCAATCTGCTTTATAATCAGCCTTAATCCATCTTCATGAACCGCATTGTAAGGTGCCCGTGCTCCTGCAAATAATGCCTCGCTGCTATCCTCCCTAGAATCCAGATATTTTTCTAAGTGCACCATTGCCACATCATTAAGGTATACGGTCCGATAATCAGAGGTTTTATGTGCATAGATCAGGATTTCCCCGGTACTCCAATCAATGTCCTGTTTTCTAATTTGAGGTACTTCTCCGATTCTGGCCCCTGTACTCAATAGAAATTCCATCAATGCCCGCTCTCTCGGTTCCTTACAGGCCACCCGTAACTTTTCAACCTCTACGCCTTTAAGGTAGTCAATAGGTGGTTTTCGTTCCTTTTTGATAGGTACTGCCTCTACTGGGTTTGCATTGATAATCCCGTGCTTTCTGAACCAAGTAAATACTGCCGAAAGGAAACGGCGCTCATTATTTACAGTCCTGGTATTGTTACCTTTCCCTGTATACAGATCCAGATAGTACTTGATATCTACTGAGGTAATATGCCTGATATTTTTGTCAGTCACGCAAAGCATGTTTCGCATGGCTCCCATATAGGCCCGTATGGTCTTTTCGCTTAAACCGTCCTTCTTGACATTCATTTCATACATCTGCAATAAGTACAGGTTGTCGTCCATTTCGGTGGAAAGTTCGGTTTCCTTTCTGACTACCTCCACATAATACAAAGCCTTAATGATTACAGTTTCCAGTATTCTTAATGTTTCGGTGCTGATATGCGGTTCCATCTGCATCAAAATCTCATTGATAATCTTCTCTTTCATACGGCCCCTTCTCCTTTGTACGTGATTACGATTATGATATTATCAATTCAATTTTTATGGATAGGCTGATTACTGCGCTATCTTATGCATTACCCCTTTTCTTCCGTCCTGCTGCCTCCCCCGGCATGTTTACCCCCTACTGTTACGTTCAATAAATATCCCCTGTAAAGAAACAACATCATCGTATGTAAGTTTCTCTGGTATGGTCAAAAGCTGATGTAGAATGGTGATTGCTTCCTGTTTAATTTCCTCTGGTAATGGCAGATTACTTTCAGTGTCCGAATCGGACACGATAGGCGGATTCATTCCTATTATGATCCCGGCACTCTGATCTGCGTTTTCTGCCGCCCGTTCTGCATGTAGGCTGGCCTGCGCTGCTCCAACTTCTGATTTCCTGGCTTCCTTTAATGACTTTTCTGCTTGCTTTGCAAATTCTTCCGCCTTTTTTTTGCTTGTTTCTCTTCCTCCTTACGTTCCTTTACAATGGCAGCAATCTCTTTTCCTTCCACTCCGCCCTGTTCTGCTGCCTTTTCTGCAATTATCTTCTGGTCCTCTGGAGGAAGCCGGGCAGTTTCATAAGCTGCTGTTACTCCCATGTTTCCCGCCCTGAACTGCTCCCTTGCTGGTTCCGTAAGGCTATTGTTTATTTTTTTCAAACCTTCCCATCTGACCAGAAGTCTCTCCCAGGTACTTGCCGATGATATCCCTGATTTTTCCTTTTACCTCAATTTCTCCCGTATCTCGCATCTTTTCCAGAACCTTTTTCAACCTCCCGGCCAGTTCCGTTTTTTTCATACGGTGTCAAATCCTGAGTGAACCCATTCCCGGAAAGCAAAGATAATTCATACATGTTCTCTGACATATCTTTGTAGAAATACCGCACCTTTTTGAATTGCTCATGTCCGCTTTCAATCAATAGGATATTTGCCCGGTTTCTTCTGTGACCGTCTACAATCCGGTATTCCCCGTTTACTCTTCCTAATATTGTAGGCGAATGTTGCCCTACTAAAAGAAAATCGTCGGCTAAATCATCAATGTTTTTGTACTCCTGGCGTGTGTTCTGATGGGCTTCCTGCACCTCATATGGGCTTAACCATATTTCTGTATAATCCTTGGTACTTACTCCTGTTTTACCTCTTGTAGCACTATTTACCATATCAAATACGGAAAATTCTCCCGATATCCCCATTTACCCCACCTCCGCTTTCACTTTAGTTAGGTACTCCTGCACAAACTGCCTGTAACTCCTGGCGGTTCCGCTCCGTGGGCTGTATTCCTGTATTGGTTTCTCAAAGATTGTGCTTTCAGCGGCTTTATCACTGTATCGAATACAGGTATCAAATAATTTTACATCGTGCTTACCTAGCCATTCCAAGCCTGCTGCATTAGTGACATTATTTTTATACATCGTAACCAGTGCGCCCATAAAACTGATTTTCGGATTTATCGCTTGCATTTGTGCTATCTGCCCGGTCATGATATCCATACCCTCCAATGCACACTGATCAATTTTTATGGGTACAATCACATCATGAGTAATCGCAAGGGCATTAATGACGTTTAGACCGATGTCCGGCGGATTGTCTATGATTACATAATCATAGGCGCACCCCTCACGGTTTGGCGCATATTTGATACTTTCAAATCTTCCGCACTGACCTTCTGACCCGTCCTGCTGCAACTGCATAGTAGCGGTAAGAAGATTCATATTTGCACTGATGATATCAAGATTATGGTATTCTGTTTCCTGGTTCACTTCCCAGGCTTTTACCCGGCCCATAAGTAACTGGGCCGCCGGACACAGCCCGTTTCTGTCATAGGCCCCGAAAAGCTTTGACAAATTCCCTTGCTTATCGTTATCCAGCATAAGCACCCTTGCGTCATATTTCTGGCTTAATAGATATCCCATCTGTGCGGCAGTAAAGCTTTTACCCACTCCGCCTTTTAAGTTGATAATGCTTATCACTCTCATAGAACAACTTCCTTTCCCCGTTTCCGGTCTTTTAAGATGATTCCATTTTCATGGCTCATGGTCTGATCAGGCAGAAGGGATACATATTCTTCTATGACCTTAACCGCATAATCATAGCCATAGCACACACAAGCATAATGTCCTGCTGCCTTCATGGCCTTTATCCATTCTTTCTGTTCATCTTCCACCGTTCCGGTATTGTATTTCATTTCTATGTATAATCCTGCATATGCTCCCTTCGGAATTGGTAGATGAAGATCCGGTACTCCTGCCTTTACGCCCTGGGCTTTCAATCTCGCAGCTTCTTTTTTTCTGTCTGCTGCCGCCATTCGGACAATGATGAATCCATTTAAGATCCGGGTACATACCCTCACGGTGAAAACACCATGAAACTACATGCTCCTGCTCTGTTGCTTCACTTCTTTTTCTAAATCCTCCGCTCACTCCTGCTCCCTCCTAATAATTCAGTCCCATTTTCTGAAATAGAATTTCTATGTATGTCATTGATTTAAGGTGTCCCGGTCTTTTTGCATTTACTACCTGCACTATGTGGGGATATTTTTTTAACAACGGCAACTCTTTCTATCTTTGGCCTTACCGTTCCATCATCAACATCTTTATAAATTGTTTTATAGATGAATTTATCCCCAATCTTTACAGATTCCTTTATCTTATCCACATCTTTTCTCAGGATAACAGGTCTGGTCCATGAATTATTCACTTGGTCCCCTCCTTCTTTTCATACCGATTTTTAAGCTTCTTTTTATGTCTCATTTCAATGTCATAATCATTTTCATAATAATAATCCTGACCATTTTTATAGTAATAAAATGTTATGTTCCCTCTTTTTATTGATCCAATATATTTTCCAGGGGGACGGCCATCATATGACCATGCATTTCCCCATGCTTCCGTTAATTCTGGTGTTAATCCTTCCGGTGCTGGCATTTCTTTTTCTTCTTCCTCCCTTCTGGCTTCCGCCTATCCTGCTTCCTCCACATCTTCATGTAAATATGCCACCCTGTTTCCTCATAAAATTCCGAGATAATGGAAACAATGTTAAAATCTGGAAACTGCTTCTCAAAAAAATTTCTCCCGCAATCAGGAGTTTTTGCTAATCTTTCAATTTGCTTTCTGGTGTATTTATAATCTGCGTTTGGCTGTTGGATCGGACGTTCAAGGTTTCGTGAAGAGGACCAGCGTTTTTTTACCTTTCGGGTCCTTTGTTAGATATTTGCATAAGGCTTCTATCCCGTTTTCATTCACCTGGATACGGTCTGCATTTGTCCAGCCTATCTGTTTGATACTTTCACGGTATCCCGGTTCTTCATAAACTCTGCGCCAGTTAATGCGGGTATGCGTCCACATCAATTCCAGATCATCCCGATCCATACCACCATTCATGATAATATGGTGATGGATTCTTTTAATAGATTCTCCGTCCTTTCCGTAACTGTACTCTGTGACCAATATGTACTTTAACCGTTCCAGCCCCAAGACCTTGCGTCTATAATCTACCCGGCGCAGGAAGTTACCTATTATATTTTCTGCCTCTTCTATTGTATCTGGAAGAAACTCTGGACTATATGTAGCCGTTTGGTGTATATCCCCTATTCCAAAATTTCCATTTCCAAGCTGCACCAGATAACGCCTTGAATTTTTATCATTCAAATCTTTCTGTTTTGGTTCTGATACCTTCTGCCGCTTCCCCCTCTTACCCTTTACTGCTCGATCTGCACTTTCTGTCCTGGGTAGAATGTCTACTTCTCTATAGTCCCGGCAGTCTGTTTTTTTTCTCCCTCTGAAATGCTCTTGACATTTACTGCCTTTCCGTGTACCTCTTACCGGGTATATTAACTACTGGCAGTGTTCCCCTCTATTTCTCCCCTGCCCTTATCCCTATTTCATTAGCTATGTACCATAATCTGGTAAGTATCGTAGGAATGTTAATACCCCATACAAGCCCGGTTTCCGGGTAATTCCCCGGCCTTTTGACTTGACTTCCAAACGTCAACATGGTACACTTTATTTGATGATTTATGTATGTTGACGTTACAAGTTAGCACCCGCCATTATTCCAGTAATGACAGGTGCTTTTTTTCTATTCTTCTGCGTATTCATAATCAATTTCCTGATGCCCTTCCAGCGTGTAAAACAAGTCATGGTTTACATAACCTCCAACGAATATAGTACAGTCCAATGCTTGTCCTTCATACAGTTCTCCGTTCAGATGGAAACGGCTGAATGTGGAGCGCTTGGGGATTATGCAGCGGTCTATGACCCTAAGTGTTATGCTCCCGGTTGAGAAGTAGTATCCTATATCGTCCTGCTTGTCCATCTTACGAGTTCCGATAACCAAAGCCGCTATTTCACATGCCATCTTCTTTGTGACACGCTTCCTTTTTTCTTCCATGACTACCCCTTTCCGAAAATAAGCTGCTCCATAGATTCACCACCGGAAACTTTTTTTTAATTCCTTTGGTTTACGCTTTATCAGGTTGACCGGATCGGTTTTATAAAACTGGCTCATGGGTATTCTTGGATCTCCCAGCTTTCTTGTGGCGTAAATATCACCAGATTTAAGTTTGTTACGTACTGTTTGTTTGGTACATTGCATTATTTCAGCCAATTCATCTAGCGTAACAAAACGTTCCTGTTCTCTGGCCTGCATCTTCAATATTTCATCGTTAAGCGATTCCACTCTTTTAAAAATCTCCTGAATGATTGTTTCAGGAATCGGTATTGCCTTGGTCTGCTGATCCTTTGACACCGTTTTTCCTACCTCCTTTTTATTGCATCCATAATTCACCTGTCCTATAATGTACTTACAGGCCATGCCGGGCCGAGTACATAAGAAAGGAGTCCATGTTAATGCTATTAATCAAATGTAAATGTGGTTGCCTTTTTACCACAAAAGATGATGTCGTTCCCATATCGAGCTACTTGACGTGTCAAGGCTGTAGCAAAGCAGTTCACTATTTGCCTGGCCATGATGACTTTTTAAGATTTAAAAGTTACTTCTCTGATGCGGGAATGACAGTACAAAAGATACCAGATGATGCAGATATTACAGTTACGTTCAAAGCATGACTAATTCAGCCGTCAGTTACTCTCTGGCGGTTGATTTATTTTTAATTCTAAATCCAGCCTTGCGCAATGAATTTGATTAAGGTTTTCTTGCATTTCTTTGAGTATCTCATAATGCTTTTTAATAAGTTCTTCAACCTTTTCAATTCCCGGTATTTCTACCTTTACTCTTGCATTTACCATCTTTCTGCCTCTATCCCGTCCTATCAATTTTCAATGTACGTCCTGCTGCCCTGGCTGTTACCTATGCTCCAGGGCTTTACGCCAGTAACTTCATTGCAAGCTTCATATCATCAACAAGATCCATGAATCTCTGCTTCTGTGCCATAGTCAGGCTTTCCAAGAACTCCGCTACTTCTTCGGCTTCCGCCCTGTTGGCCTGCGGAAGCATGATCTCCATTTTGGTCCCTTCGATTACTTCCAGCTTCTTTTCTTCTGCCATATTGGTATTTCCTCCTTTCTTTTTAGCAACTATGTATCTTATATTCACATAATATAGCATTCATTTCTAATTGTCAATACCTTTTTATAAAATAGATTGACTTTTTTTAGCCATAGTTGCTATTATAATGTTAGCAACAACAGAAAGCGAGGTGAATGTATTGGGAATAAATGAAAGAATTAGAAATATTAGAAAACATTTTAACTTAAGCCAACAAGAATTAGCTGAAAAAAATAGGAATGTCGCAAAGATCCATTAGTTGGAGTGAAAAGCCTGGAAGTAATGTCCCCGATAGTACTATCAGATCACTTTGTTCAGTTCTTAATATAAGTGAAGATTATTTACGTTACGGTGTAGAGCCTATGATAATAGAACCTGAGACTTTCAGTCTTGACAATTTCATAAAAGAAAGAGGCGGAACGGATTTAGAAAAGGAAATTATTAAAACTTACTTTGAATTGGATCCAGAAATGAGGAAAGCCATATTCGATCATTTTAAAAACAAGTTCTTTCCTCCACCAAAACCAAAAAGTGGTTTTGATGGAATACCATCATCAGATGAATTATTAGAAATGTATCCAGATATTTTAGATGAAGATACGAAGGGTATTAGCTGATAGGCGCGAAGGGTGCACCCAATCTTATTTATAGTTTAATTATTACATATTACATATAAAATAAAGTTGTGTCTCACCTATGAAGTCTGTGTTATAGCAAATCAAATGAAAATTGCGATAAATTATAGCATATACATCTTTGCGTTTAATTTTAATATACTTTACCTTCATATCCCCCGTCACGCCTTCCTCTTTTGTTAAGGATTGGGTGCACGTTCCATTATAAATATGTTTTTACTTATTGATAGTGGTATTTTCTTCCATTATCTACCAAATAAAAAAAGCCCTTGCGCGGCTAACGCAAAGGCTCAGAACTACTATACGGGCATGATCCCGATATAATATATGGTCATAAATATTATATCATTTTTCCATGCGCCTGTATAGGTGTATTTTTTTATACTCTAAAATAAATAATTTATGGAGGAATGATGTAATGAGTGTTCAAAAACAACGCTACACATCAAAGAAAACGGGCAAAACAACGGTTCGTTATTTTGCCAATGTCTGGTATGCTGCTGAAAGCAGATCCATCACCGGGCCTTTGAGAGATAAGGAAAGGGAGGCTCGGATAGATGAAGCTGATATCATGCGTTCCATTGATGCCGGGCAAGGTAAGCGCAAGCAGAAAGAACGAATGACTACCATTCAGGAAATTTTTGATATATGGCATGATGCAACCGCGCCGCCCACATATGCAAATAGTACATGGAGGGTTTATGAGAGATTTTACAAAGACTATATCAAAGATGTGTTTGGAGATAAGGCAATATCTAAAATCAAGGCTACCCATATGCAGAAGTATGTAAATCTTATGAAGCAAAGTCATAGCCCTGGTACCGTTAATAAATGCATCAATATACTTCTAATCTTTTCAGATATGCTGTGTCACCGCTTAAGTGCATTACTTCCGCAGAAAATCCAATGGAAGGAATAACCCGGTGTACAGTCCCGGTCCGTAAAAAGATTACATGGTCAGATGATGAAATAGCATATTTTTTAACACTATCGGAAGTAGTGGAATCCCATTATTATCCTATGTTTTGTTTATCTGCTCTCCTTGGGGCGCGTCCAGGGGAAGTATGCGGCCTGACTGAAAACTGCTTAAGTAATAAACCTACTTACTTAATTGATTTTGATAGGGGATACGATAACTGGGAATGTGAAACAAACCTTAAGACACATCAATCACACAGGCAGCCACCAATTCCTAAACATCTTTATGATCTGCTGCACAAACGGCTCATATGGAAAAAGAAAAATCGCTTAGAGGATAAATCATGGTCTGATAATGATTACCTGTTTGTAAGTCAGAACGGAAATCCTATCAAGCCGAAACAATATGCATATGCTTTTAAACGATTGCTTACGGCTCATAACAAGGCCATGGAAGAATATGAAACAGAACATGGATCACTTCCAAATAGTGAAATGAAGCTTCCATACATTACCCTATATGGTTTCCGCACAAGCTTCGCAACCAATAATATGCGCCGCTGCCCGAATGCTGCTTTGATTTCTTCCATTATGGGAAACAGTCCAAAGACGCTGATTCAGTTTTATACCCAATCAGATACAGAAATGCAAAAAGAATTGATTAATAACTACGTTAATCTGGAAAGGACTATATCATGACACATGTAATGCAACGTAGTAAAGCAAAAACTTTAAGGAAAAACTTTAAGTACTTTTACTTATGTAAACAAAAAGAGGGGTCCCGAAACCCGGAAACCCTCATAAACACTACATATTTTAAAGAGCGCGAGACGGGACTCGAACCCGCGACCCCGACCTTGGCAAGGTCGTACTCCACCAACTGA